CGCTTGAGGTTACTCGTGCTCTTGGTGAGACTTTTGTCCATGTTCTGGAGGTAGGTGTTGACGTCGCTACGCCCAGATGAGAATTTTCCAGACTCGCGTTTGAGCCTCTTGACTGCCTGCGTGGTTTTTTCAATAGCTGTAGTCCTAGCGTCTACATCTATTTTTATGACGATTTTTTCGTCTGCCATACCTTTACTGCTCCATGTGAGTTTTTAAGTCACGTGAGTGTAAAAGCAGCCAAGCTATGTAGGTTTCTACCTACTGAGTCTTCGACTTTCGCTCTTGCTCTTCGCGGTCGTTAGATATAACTTTAGCACAGGCAAGCCTTATCATCCAGTCAATGTCGTCTGATTGAAGGATTTTTAGGGGGTCTGTCCCGAACAGTTCTCCGAGTCGAGCGGCTGTTTTAATTTCTGCCGAATCGACTAGTTCGTCGAAGACCCCTTCGAGGGGTCCACGGCATCAACCGTATCTGAGTATCCAGATGCATCAAGAATTGCCAATGCAGCAGCCTCAACGTGTGGGTCTACAGCAAAGAATGCTCTAACGCAATCTGGCAGCGGACGTGATGTTTCTGTCATCTCAAGAAGAAGTGGGGAAGCGAATGTGATTTCGTTTCCGTTGTCGTCAAATACTTCTTCTCCGTCAATTTCGATACCGACAGTCGTATGTCCGATGACCATGCATGCAAACTTCGTTGCATCAAGACCGTTGCGGGAATCTTCGCCGGATGCTTTACGCCAGTTACGCATTTGGTTCTGGGTGATGTTCGGACTAATGCGAACATGAACACCAGGACGTTCTGGTACTTCAAGCAAAACTACCGTGCGTTCTACCTTCTTGGTAATAACTTCACGAAGTCGGTCTAACGCAGTGTCGCCCTTTGGGGCTGCTTCTGCTTTAGCCTGCTTTGCTTTTGCTGGTGAAACGGGAACTTCTACTTCTGTGCTGTAAAGGCTGTTGTCGCTCATGTAGCAAAAACTACCACATAGACAGTGAGGTCCAGTGCAACTACCTTTTTTCTAGTTTTAAAGAAACTAGGAGGCTGTTGGGGATTCTACGTCCTGGATTGCGAATGTCAGGGCAAATGTTGCTGGTGCACCGGATGACGAGTCGCCATCTGGCTCAGTGATTCCAACAAGAAGGGCCTTGTAGTAAACGCGGTCAGTTCCAGGAACTGCTAGGTCGCAGTCGAAAACCTGTACTGTTACGTCGTACTCTGCACGACCAACGAGTGGGCGGAGACGGGCAATCTTCTCTGCAATTCCGGTTCCAAGCTCTGAAGCAACTCTGTCCGAGTCGTAGTGAGCTGTCATTGTGATGTCACCAATTTCTGATGGAGCACAAAGAACTGTCGGGCGAAGCTTTCCACCTTCGTAAATCTTCTCAACGGAGGCAGTGATTTCACCACCAGACACCTGAGCAAACTTGAAGTTTGTCCACTTAGGGTGCGTCTGGTTAATTGGCACGATACTTCCCAGTACTTGCCTTTGCGAAACTTTTGTATTTGGCATGCTCTATTCCTCCGTTAGACGACTGACGCCGTAAGGTTTGACTTAATAATGTCGACTTCGATTTTGTCGCCGACGCTGCTTACGCGGAGACCAACTTTTGCTTTCACAGTGCCACCGGCAAGCTGTGAAACTGGGTTGAGCTTTGCGTCGCATCGTACGGTGAAACCTGAGTCAATCTTTCGTCCGTTTGCATCGTAAGCCTCAAACAAGGCTCCGATGTCGCGAAGCGGGGAAAGAATTGCAATAAGGCGCGACTCGATTGCGCTGAAGATTGTGTTTCTTCCGTCAATCGTGCTGAAGACAAGGTCCTCAAGGCTTCTGCCGGCTTCAATGACAACGTGGTTCACGGTATCTTGTGCTGTGATGTATCTAAAGTTCTCATCATCAGACGAGAGTGAACGTGCGCCATAGATTCGAACAGAGTTCTGAATGATTCTGATTGCATTGACGCTGGAGTCATCGAGTGAATCTCCGTTTGCCTTGTCAATGTCGGTCTTTACACCAGTAACAAAACGTGATGCTGAGAGCAAGCCTGCAGCTGGAACATGAGAACCAGTCTGGTTGTGGGCGGTTGCTCTTTTTGCTGCGACATAACCAACTGGCGGAATGAATCGGCTTACACCATTCACTGTCGTTGGAACTTCAATCCATGGAAAGTACAACGCTGCATGTTCTGCATTGTCTCCGCCTTGAAGCGCAATTGCTGTAGATTTTACCGCAGCAATAGTTGCTCCCTCTACGTCATGAAGGATTGCAATTCTGCTGTTTGTGTTCGCATGCGCGATTAATGCATCGTGCATGGTTGAGTTGGAAATTTCAGGGCAAGTAACAGCTCCAGAACCAAGAGCGCCATTGAACAAGTCAAGTGAGTCAACGTAGTCTCCAACAACAACCGATGAACCAGCAACTCCTGTTGAGAGCGCTGTTGCGGCGATTGCCATAGGAAGAGTTGTTGCTCCGTCTGTTGCTGTCGCGGTCACATACTGAGTTGCTACTGCGCTAAGGTTGATTCTACCTGCTGCTTGCGCTGCTGAGGTAACTGTTCCTGTTGAGTAAACAAGAGCATTGTCGTAGTACAGGTTGACTTTGAATGACGTTCCGGCAATTACTTCAACTACCTCAACATCTACATCGGCGCTCCATGCGCCAGGTCCGTTTGCGTCAATCGTCAAAACGCCTGCAGCCGAGGAGTTGTCAAGTTCTAGTGTTCCAGATGTTGCCGAAGCACCTATTGTGCGAGCGATGTAGCACTGTGTGCCACCTTCTTCAAAGAATGTTTCAACCGTTGGGTGTAGGTATGAGCCTGAAAGGTAACCGCCAAACGTGGCTTCGAAGTCTGCAATGCTTTCGACAAGCACTGCTTCGTCTACAGGTCCGCGCGCTGCCTTGCCGACCACGAACAGCTGCGAAGATTCGCGAACCGTTGTTGCTGATGGACCTGTTCTTACTGCTGTCGAAATGACTACACCGGGCATTGGACACTCCTGTTGCTCGTTTTAGGATTTTGAATCCCGCCTATTGGTTTCAATTGTACAGATGCTGGACCTTTATCTAATGCAACTGTTAAAAAGATTTGAATTAAACGGTTTTATGTTTTAAACCTTTTTTATTGTACTTCACGCAGGCTCAAATGTCGGTAGCTCTTTTATTTCACTCGTATCTGGGTCTATTTGGACTCCAGTCTGGGTTACTTCTAGCTCAATTTCCGCAACTTCACCGATTGGTTCTCTTGTGACTATCTCGTCAATTTGGAGGGTGTAAGAAATATATGAGCCAGCAAGAAATCTGTCGCCCTTCAATAGAGTTAAATCAGAGAACTCTTCGCGTAGTGTCGATTCGTCAATCATTGCACGAAAAGAGTTTCTAGCGTCGTACGCCTTGAGGCATGGATAATCGAGAAGTGAAGCTCTTAGGACTGTGGTCAGACGGTCTCTCATTGTTGTTGCAGCCTCTGCACCATCTGCTCTCGCCCAAATGTAGGTGCGCATTGCGTAATCGACCCTATACAAAGGGTCTGACCCATCGTACCCAATTCTCTCAAACTTACTTGTGGAAATTGCAACGGTGATTATCGTTGGCCATGTGTCCATTGCAATTGGCTCGTGGATGAAGAAATCAAGAGGTGTCGGGAGTGTGATGTCGTCGACGTTCCAGCCGTTCCTATAGCTAATTATCCTTACTGGTACATCAAGTTTTATATATTCATTGACATACGACTTTGCGAATTGTGGTCCGTGCATCAGGCTCATGGCGTCTATCCTGCACCAAGCACGAGATACTTAGCGATTTCGACACCAAGTTCTCTCGGGAATTCCCTAGGCGTAAAAACTATTTTTCTTGCTGGCATCTTGGTAGTGCCGTACTGATGGAATTTTGCGTACTCAACAGAAGTCCCAAACGTGGCGGTAGTTTTCTCAATCACGTTCACAGCCGAGTCGTTCATGTTGGTCAAACTTCTAAACAGATTTCCAGACCTGACCATAGTTCCGGCTCCAGGGAAATGTGCCGACTTCCAGGAACCATACTCTTTGTCTAGTGGCTGCCATGGTTTCCCGCTTGGAAGGCCATTTGTCATGAAGTTCGCAGCATTGGCTAGCTCGAGCTGACCTTTTGCCCACTTGAAGACTGGTCTCATATCCCCAGCCCTATCCTTCATGTCTTCCAAGAGACCAAGAACATCGTCGGCCTTTACTTCGACCTCAATCGTTATTCTTCCAGTTGTTCTAGCCATTACGCAACCCGGACTCTTCTGTATCTCCTGACAGAAGCGAGTTCCCTATCGCTGAATCCAGTCTCCAGGGGAGCAACGTTTCTTGTGTTTAAATCTTTAACACCGACAACATCGTCGTGCATATTTTGTATCTCCCTGGTGGCTGCACGCAGAATCATTAACTTGAACATCTTGATGTTTTCACCGTCGAGACCAGCGGTATAGGTGACCGTGACTACGTCATTTGCAAACCCGAAGAAATATTCAATTCCGTAACGGGTTACCACATAGTCGCTTTCGACAGTAAGGGTGCGCACGCTTCCGAATTGCGGTTTTACTGTCACCTCGGCCACGGAGACGATAGGCGAGTTTCTCATGTAGATAGTTTGAGGTGGCTCGCTATAGACCGTATTCTCGACCGGGCTTGTTGTGCTGAAAGAATCGCCGACAGGCCTGTTGGCCGACAGGAACGTACCCATTGGTACGCCTATGTGCCCAGAATCAAGAACATATTCTTCTGTGAATTCGGTTGGCTCAACCGGCCTGCGGAGGTATGCCTCTAATTCGCTTTGCAAACCCTCCAAAACCATATCTGCTGCATCTTGCTGACGCAGAGATAGGGAGATATCCATGTATGTGACTAGGTCTGGGACTGATACGAGCATCATCTACCTCTGTGGTCGCAACTTTTCAGTCCAATTGTAGCACTTATGGAAAAGCACTAATTATTTAACACTCTAAGATTTAGTGTTAACGACTCTTTTTTGCTGCTTTCTTGACTGGAGCGGCTTTCTTGGCGACCTTCTTGGCCGGTCTGGCTGTTTTCTTTGCAGCCTTCTTGCCTGCCTTCTTGATTGTAGAGGCCCTCTTCGTGGCGGCCTTCTTGACTGCCTTTGCCTTTGAAGCTTTCTTAACTGTGGCAGCCTTCTTTGCTGCTTGTGCAGCACGAGCTCTTCTGGCAATTCTGTCGGACTCTTTAAATAGGGAGTTGCGTCTTTTTGTGTCCGGACCACCCTTTTGCCCGTATTTGCTCATTTCTTTTGCAATCGCTCGCTGCCTTGCCAAATCTTTCTTGGATGCTCCAGCCCCTTTTGCTACTTCTGCAAGTTTTTTGAGCTCGGCCTGTCCACGCCCAGAAACCTTGCCCCTGCTCTTGATGTCCTTTTCTCTACGAGCAACATTTGTGGCTACGTCTGCAAGGGTTGGACCTTGAATTGGCTGTGGCATATTAATTTTTCCTTGTCTTGGGACGG